TTAGCATAAATGAGGTTTTACGAGATTATATTGGCCAATTCATTTATACTTATGAAAAATACATTGTACCAGAATTAGAAAAAGAAGGTAAAAAATATTCAGAAGTAGAAATTGAAGATGTAACCAGTTTTAATTTATTAGACCATTTTGAGTTTGGTGACATCAACAGACTCAATACGTTTCTTTATAAAGAAGCACCTCTAGAAATTTTTGGTCACGCTGATTTGATGTCAGATGGGTTGATGATTCACTTTAATCGTTTTTTATCAGACATAAAAGATGATGAAGAACATGAAATTGAATTAGTAAGTCGAGAAGTCGATAAAAGCATCCCATCAACCTTTTTCTTTTTATCTAAAACAGCATGTTTAATTGATAAAATTAGATTTGTTAAGGACAATGAAGATGAATGGGGTGACGCCGATGTTTTAATCACATCAAACCCAATTTCGCTTTCAAAAAAACCTAACAGTAAAATATCTGTTAAAATTAATTCATCGTATAATCATGATGTAAAAGGTGATTATGAACTAAATTCAATCTTAGAATTTATTAACGATGAAGATTTAAGAAATAAAATTTTAAACACAAAAATCACTACTTATGAAGAACTATGATAACCTGCTAGATTTTGGTGGTTCGGTATATTACTTTGACGTGGACAAGTTCACAGAAATTATTAAAATAGACCACCCAAACGGTAACTTCATTACCGAATCGGTAACCAAAGAAATTAAAGATGAAAAAGGTAAAACAATTACATCTGAAGTTGTAACAACAAAAAAAGAAAGAGAGATGTACATTCAACAAACAATGTATGAACTACTAAGAGAAATGATTGATATCGTTTTAAATGAAACAGATGAAATGGATGAAGAATTAGGTTCTGAAAGAGCCTTAGATAAAATGAGTATTTCATATAAAATAGCTTTTAACACACTAATACACTACGAAATACTAGTAGAGGTACAATAATAATTAACAATAAAAAAAAATGGAAGAAAATAAAAACCAAATTGAAAACCAAATTTCTCAATTAAAAGAAATTATCGGTAATTTAGAAAATAAAAATTTTAAAATGTATTTTTTCACGTTGGATACCAAAGGTAACCCAACAGCAGGTATTGCTAACATTTACGAGCACGTAAAAATTCTTAACGAATTAGGTTACAACGCAAGTATCTTACACGAAAAAAACGATTATAAACTTAGAGGCGACGAAAACGGGCAAGGTGTTGCAGATTGGTTAGGCGAAGAATACGCACAATTACCACACGCATCTATTGAAGGTCAAGAATTGATGATTACACCTTCAGATTTTATTATAATCCCAGAAATCTTCGCGAACATCATGGACCAAGTAAAAAGCTTCCCATGTAAAAAAATTGTACTATCACAAAGTTATGATTATTTATTAGAACTTTTACCTATTGGTAAAAAATGGGATTTTGATTTTGGATTTAATGATGTTATTACAACTTCAAAAAAACAAGCAGATTATATCAAATCTCTTTTCCCTTCAATTATGACACACGTTGTTCCAGTGTCAATTCCTGAATATTTTAAACCTTCAGATAAACCTAAAACACCAGTTGTTGCTTTGTTAACTAGAAATGCTGGTGATGCAACAAAATTAGCTAAAGCGTTTTATTTACAATTCCCTATTTACAAATGGGTGACTTTTAAAGAATTAAGAGGTTTTTCTAGAGAAAAATTCGCTAGAGAATTAGAAAAATGTTGTTTAGCTGTTTGGATTGATGACCAAGCTGGGTTTGGTACCTTCCCTTTAGAAGCTATTGAATGTAACACACCAGTAATTGGAAAAATACCTAATATGGTTCCAGAGTGGTTAGAAAGTGTAGATGAAAACGGTGATGTTTCAGTAAAAAATAATGGTGTTTGGACTAACACAACTTTAAACATACCTGAATTAATTGCAACTTACTTAAAAATATGGTTAGAAGACGCGGTGCCAAGTGATTTATTAGAAGGTATGGCTGAATCTAAAGGTCTTTATACTTTAGAAAACCAAAAACAAGCAATTACTGATGTATATGGAGCTATTTTTGAAAATAGAACTTCAGAATTAAAAATAACTTTAGAGAGATTTGAAGACGCTCTAAAAGAAACTACAAACGCTTAATAAAAATGGAAAATAAAAAAACAGATATCTCGGTAATTTTACCAATTCACGAATTAGACGACGTGACTAAAAATTCATTATCTAACGCAATTAAAAGTGTTGAACTACAAATTGTTAGACCTGATGAACTTATCATCGTTACACCTAAAGGTGGCGATGTTTCAAAATATGTTAAAAATTTAGATTTTGGTGAAATTAAAGACATTGTAACTATTGTCGAAAATGACGGTGAAACAGATTTTTGTTCACAAATTAACTTTGGTGTAGCTGCTGCTAAATCAGAATGGGTTTCTATCTTAGAATATGATGATGAATACGCTAAGATTTGGTTTAAAAACGCTGTTGAATACAGAGAAGCTCACCCTAATGTAGATTTATTCTTACCAATCGTTATCGATGTAGATTCTGAAGGTCGTTTTATTGGTTTTACAAACGAAGCTGTTTGGGCTAATAGTTTTTCAGATGAATTAGGTGTTTTAGATAACAACGCTTTGTTAGCTTATCAAAACTTTAACATTGATGGAATGGTGGTTAGAAAATCAACCTATGAAGATATGGGTAAACTTAAACCTAGTATCAAATTAACGTTTATTTATGAATTCTTGTTAAGATTAACATTTAAAGATGTTAGAATCATGACAGTACCAAAATTTGGGTATAAACACGTAAATCAAAGACCAAAATCTTTATTTTCTAGTTACAAAGAAACTATGAACCCAGCCGAAGCAAAATGGTGGCTACAAACAGCTAAAAAAGAATATTATTTTGCTAATGATAGAAAAATAACGTATGAAGTATAAGAATGATAAATGGCTACTAAACGAGGACGCAAAAGAACAAATGAAATGTATTTTGGTCCCGAAGAAGAAGAAGCAGTTATCAGATTTTTAGAATCAGAAGATTCCAACGAAAGAAATTTAATATTCAATGAATGGTTAAAAGCCCCTTTGGATAAAATGATAGAAGCAATCATCAGGAGATATAAATTATATAGAAAGGGTGAAACTTATGAAGAACTTCATAGTGACACCGTTTCTTTCTTGATGACGAAAGTACATAAATTTGAAGCTGGACGAGGTAAAAAAGCTTATTCATACTTCGGGACCATTAGTAAAAATTATATATTAGGTTTATTAATCAAAGACGAAAAACACTTAAGACAAACATCATCTTACGAAGATATGATGACTGATTTTGAGGAACGCCAAGATTTAACTTATGTAATTGATAATGATAGTTTTGTTATGGATGATTTCATCTTAAACCTTATTGAAGGTATCAAAGAAGAAATGAACGACGAAAAACTACCACCAAAAAAGAAACTAAACGAAAACGAAAAGAAAGTAGGTTTAGCCTTAATTTACATATTGGAAAATTGGGAATCTGCTTTTGAAGGTTTTGACGGTGGTTCAAAATATAATAAAAACTCTGTTTTAGAAACTATGAGAAATTACACAAATCTTTCAACCAAAGACATACGTATTGCGATGAAAAGATTTAAAGATTTGTATGAAATCTTAACAAAACGAGGCTTGTAGATATTTATAATAAAAACTAATAACAATGCCTAGAAAAAGAAAACATGATGTTAAAGTAAACAATAACGAATCATTAGAAGGTCTTATGCAAGAAACTTATAATGACGCGTGTTTACAAATCAACGACGTTCAAAGAACAATCAACGAATTAACAACTGGTGTAAACCCAGATGGGGTTGATGATTTGACTAAAATAGCAAAAGAAAAAGGTAACTTACTTAAAGTTAAAGATTCTGCAATAAGAGTAAAATTAGAAATTGCTAAATTACAAAGTGATATTATTAAGAATAGAGGGGATGCTAATGCCGCTATCGCTGAAAGAAGTGATGGAAAAGTATCTTTAGATGATTTCAAATCAATTAGAGAAATGTTTAAGAATAAACACGACAACACAGAAACAGACGAATAACCACGATGAGTATCAAAGATAAAAAACAAAAAGTTTTTGGTGAAATTGCCGCTGCAAAAACAATGGTTTCTGGGTTACCAAAACTAAAAACAACTAATTCGTTCCCATCGGTAAACAATGGGAACGATATTATTTTGTTTTTAAGCGATTTGGTTAAATCTTTGGTGGGTCAAAAAGAATTTGTTAAGGTGATTGTTGAAACTTTAACAAAATATTTAGATAGAATTGAAAAAGATTTAAAACAAACAATAAAAACAGTTTTAAAAAGTATGGTTTCTTGTGGTCTAAACCCAAGTATCCCTAGTTTTTTAAAACCACCATCTGGTAACGGAGTGGTGATTAGTGTTGATAAAATAGATTTTTTTGACCAATTAAAAATAGACCCTAACACACCTGTCGGTGGTTTATTATATAATGATATAACATCACCATTAACTGATAGTAGTGATTTTAACACTTTTTTATATGGTGTTATCCAAGACCCTGATGTAACACATACATGGCAAAATATTTTAGATGTTAAATTTGAACAAAACGGTACAGGAAATAACCCAAACAATTCATTAATCATAAAAGTTAATCCAAGTTATAATAATAAATCAATTAATCAATTAAACGATAATTATGTTGATTCATTAAATATAATTGGCGCGCAAAATATCATAAACAAAATTATCGATATATTATTTGGTTCTATTACGGTTCAAACTCCTAAAACAAGAAAGCAATTAGAAAAAGAAACCGAGATAAATGATATTATAGATAGGTTAGCAAATGCTGATGTTAATAGTGAAATAAATGATGATTATTTTACATTTACAAATTCAGAAATTGCTAGACAACAAGAAATTGCTAACAATAGAAAAAATGGTATAATAAAATTAAAAACTAGCGTTTCGTTTAATGGGTCGATGCCAATTGAACAATTAACTAGTTTTACTGATGAATACAATCAAACATCAAGTTTAGTTGAAAAAAGAACAGTTATCACAAATTCTATAAACAACATGGCTGAAGACTTAGCGTCTCAAACACCAGACAATCAAGACAAACAAACTATCAAAATAAGTTTTGTTGGTGATATGATAAAAAGTTTAATCAAATCAATCGCTAATGTTGTTATTTCACCAAAAATTATTATAATATTTTTAATTAATTTTAAAATATTATATGGTGAAAACGCTGAATACACTGACGCTAAAGATTTTATAAAAAAGAACAGAAGTTTGTTCACAGCAATATTTAAAGAAGTTACTCAAATTATTGTTAAAGAATTAATGGCGTATGCTATGAAAGAAGTGACTAGGTTAGCAGGTGAAGCAGCGTTAATTAAATTAATTGAAAAAACCCAAAATAGAAAACAACAATTATTAAGCCTAGTAGGTGTTTCACAAGAGGCTTTAAGAACAATAAAAGGTTTAATATAATGAGTGACTTAGGTAAAAATGTAAAAGAAAAATTTTCAGAAACTGGAATAAACAAAGAAAGTAATTTTAATTTAACATCAATATACGGTGTTTTAAATATGATTTTATCAGCATTTAAATTACCAGAAACACCAGTGGAACCATTACCACCACCATTGATTATGGTTGGTAGTAATTTAAGAACAGGGCTTTCAAGTAAACAAATTGCTTCTAGAATTATCTCTAGACAATCAGAAGCTGGTTTAGTTGTTGGTGATGTTTTTGCTGACGGTCCAAACACTTCTGAAGCTATGTTAGCGATTCAATGTGAGGAAATAATAAATGCCATATTAACCGAAAGTGTTGTCAATGTTGTCATCCCACCTGGAGTTGGTATAATGGGTGTGGGTATTGGAAACTTAGGTGCACCAGTATTAATACAAGGTGTTACAACAACTATGGGTATTGGTAATGGAATAATTAGATAATATTATGAATGAAGATTTAGAAGAAAAATCAAACAATGAAATCTTGTTTGAAATAAAACAAATGGAAGCTGATTATGAAGCTTTAAAATTAAAAATGGTTCAAGATTACGATAAATTAATCGAAATTGAAAAACGATTTGAAAGTGCTAATAAAATTATTTTAAAAAGACTTAAAAACGAAGCTTAATGTTAGAAGGTAGTAATAGATTAACTAGAGGTGTAAAAAACAACGACAACGACCCATTAAATTTTCAATATTTAAAATTTGGTGAGGTTATGGCTGTTGATGACCCTTTGGGTTTAGATAGGGTTAAGGTTTGGATAAAAGGTTCAGTCACAACTGGTGGTGATGACGAGTTATTAGGTGAAGGTGTTAGTGGATATGACGCTTTACCATGGTGTTTACCTTTATTACCAAAACACTTATCAATAAAACCTAAAGTGGGTGAAATGGTATTAATCTTTTTACTAAACAAACAAAAAGAAAGCGCTGACCGTTTATATATCGGTCCAATTATTTCTCAGTTAAATAAACTTAGTTTTGATTCTGCCAGAACAACTGCGTTGGCTGGGTTTACCTTTGGTCCAGTGGCACCAAACGTTACACCAGCTAATATTCCTGAATTAAAAGGTGTTTTCCCGAACCCAAACGATATTTCAATTCAAGGTAGATACAATACAGACATCACACAAAAAGATAATGAAATAGTTATTAGAGCTGGTAAATTTGTGGAGTCTCAAATCACACAAACAAACCCTTACCCTATTAAATTTAATACGGAAACTCAAGCTTATATTCAAATCAAAAACAAAGTTAATTTACCAAAATTAACTGAAACTGAAGTTTCTGATAGAGTAGGTAGCGTAACCAATATCGTATCAAATAAAATAAATTTTATAACTCATGGTGGTTCACCTAATTTTAACACTACAAATAACGTTGATTTAATATCAACAGATGAATTGGAAAAAATATTAACCACCGCTCATCAATTACCATTTGGCGACGTGTTATTACAATACCTTATTTTACTTAAAGAAGCTTTCTTATCACACGTACATAACGGTAACGGTAAACCACCAACTGATTTAACAATAGATGGTAATAAACAAGCTGTTTTTGAATTTCAAAAGAACGCTGCCAAACTTGAAGAAACTATGTTATCTAAAAACATTAGAATCAATTAATTTTATTAAGTTTTGTGATATTTATAATAAAAACAAAACATGGTAATACGTACATATTTCGACAAAAATAATACTATAATCAGTAATACAATAGCAAACACAGGTTTAAATCCTGTTACTGAATTGTTTTATGGTGGTTATGATGGTATTGAAAAATATAGCAGATTTTTATTTCATTTTGATGAAACTAATTTAAAACAGTTGTACACTGGTGGTACTTATACTGATTTATCGAAATTAAAACATACGCTTAGACTTACAAACACTGCATCTTTTGATACTGGGTTATTAAACGGTACTATGGCTGCCAAAGATAGAGCTACTTCGTTTGACTTAATACTCTTTAAAATAAACCAAGATTGGGATAACGGTGTTGGTTATGATTACGAAGTTCCAATATTAACTAGTGGTGATTACCTGTACTCAACAGGACCATCAAACTGGGTTAACCCAAAAACAGGTTTTAATTGGAGTGGTGGTACTGGTGTTTATTCTGGTTCACCTTCTAGTATCACAGTAACAACACAACATTTTGACAAGGGTAATGAAAATATTGAAATGGACATTACTGATTATGTTAATGGTGTGTTAACTGGTAATACGAACTATGGTTTAGGGATTGCGTTTGCTAGAGGTTACGAACTTTTAAACACAACGGCACTTCAATATGTTGGTTTCTTTACTAACAACACGCAAACATTCTACGAACCATATATTGAAACAACTTATGAGAACCACATTAAAGACGATAGAAACAACTTTTTCTTAGATAAGAATAACAAACTATATCTTTACGTAAATATTGGTGGAAATCCAACAAATTTAGACCAAATACCTAATGT